AATGTCGAATGATTCGTTTTCGATTTGGAACGTGACCTCTTGGATTTTCAGCGCGGTCACCAACAACCGATTCAAATCGGTTGCGGATGTTACGCTTGCCAAGGTTGCTGTTGATCCGGTGATGATGTATGGCATTTCGATTACCTCAAACGTTCACGGCCTGATTTCCAACCCGGCCCGCGAACGTCACGGTTGCCGTGTTTACCTGCAACGATTCACCGGGCGCAATGTCCGAACCTACCAACGTCCACCGTTCCGACGTTGCACCCTGCACGTTTGTTGTTCCCAAACTTGGCAACGCCAACAAATGGTTGTGAAACCCATACGTTGGCGTTGATCGGTTGCCGGATGCAATCATGGCATCACCGATCAACCGATCAATCAAAACCTCAATGCGATCCAACCCGCGTGCGTCTTCATCATAAACGGTGAACGTCAAATTGCACACGCCCTCAATGCCCGTGAAATTGTTGTCCGCCGTCCATGTGATTCCGTAGACTATGAAAGGGAACACCAATGCCGATGGGTTGCCGCGGTTGAACGCGACACCGCCCGCACACGCGGCCGTCCACGCACCGCCGGAATACAACGTTGAATCCGCCTGAATGCGGGTAAGTACCGCCCGCGCAACAACCGCGCCGTTCATTCAACCCCCCTAATCTTCGCGGTGTACCCCGCCCGTTTGAATCCGAAATTGATACCGCGAATGAACGCGGCGCGCATGTCCGCGTTGTTGCGTGACCATTCCAACGCGGGCCGCATGAACGGGCGTTTGGGCATTTGCACCAATGGTTTCAGCACAAAAATCGGAACATTGGTTTTTTGCCGTTCAACGCGTTTTCCTTTCGCGTTTGTGGCATACCAACGGGCGGTCACCTTATCTTCACCAATGGCCATAAGGTTCCCGCGTTTGGATTTGAATATGCGGAACGGCCCAACATCACGAATCGATTTCGTACCAATTTGCAGGTTCAATTCTTTGGCCTGATCGTTGACGGCAACGCGCAAAAACTTTTTGGTGACGGGCCGAATTGTTCCGCCGAATTCGTGCAATGCACCGTATTTGATCGATGAACCAACACGCGCCACCACCGGGTTTCGCATTTGGTATGTGATCGAATCGCGCAACCCGCCAAGTTTTTTCGCGGGCGGTGAACCTATCGGCGACGGTTTGAATTTTCCCATTGCCGGGAATGATTCCTGCACATGCCGCACAACGCGTTCCGCCATCCGTTGCACGCCAAAACCCGCGGCGATTTTCGTCGCCTGAATGAACGGTTGCCATTGTGCGAAATCAAACCGCGGCATTCATGTTTCCCGAAACACGTTCAATTGATATACACGCCCTGCTGAACACAAATTCAACGGTTCGCCCGTCACCTGATACACCACACCATCAACCGTGATGGTGGCAATGTGGTTGATGATCGAACCCGTGTTGGTTCCCGTCGATGTTGTCGGCGCAAGAAATATTGTGATTTGTGTTGTACCCGTTTCGCGTTTGTATATCGCGGAATCGGATGTGCTACTCGGTTGCACGAAACAACGAACGGTGTACGTTGTCGATGCCGTCAATTCAAACGCGCCGGATGTTTCTTGCCCCGCGGTTCGCGTTGTCACCGTCGCGGATTGTTGCAACAACCCCAACGGAATCGGCATCGATGAACCGGCAATCGGCATTTCAAATCACCCCCGCGCCGCGGAACGTGCTGAACAAATGCAATTGCGCGCGCGCCGCCTCATCCGGCGTGGCATATGTGACGGAATACGCGCCCAACGATTGCGAACGCAACGCGGTATCCCTGCCGATTGACGAATACAACCCGTCAACCATTCGGCAAATCGCGCCCTTCACATCCGCCGCGGGTGCGGCGGTGACGTATACCACTCGGACCCTTCCCCACCGCGGCATCCATTGCCACGTTGAAATCACTTCCCGATCCGAATCGGCATCACGAACAACGCGCCCGTTTTGCGTGCCGTTGTATGTGACGATTCCGAACCGCGCATCCAATCGGTATTTGGTGGAATCAATCGCATCGCCCAACGTGTTGTCATCGTTGATCGGTGTTATCGATGTGACCGATGACACCGGGAATTCCCGCAATGACAATTCACCGGAATCGGTTTGATAATCTTCCGTCCGCGTTGCCGCCTCAAACCCGTTGGACAAATCACGATCACACATGCGGCGCAATGCCGCGTGCGCCTCATCAAGTATGTTTTGCAGGCGGGTATCGTCCGCGGTTCCGGTGATCCCTGCGTGCGTTTTGTATTCGGCCAACGTGACAATTGCCACGGTTCACCCCACGTTCACACCGCGACGGCGGATGTCATCGGAACATAATTGATGAACGCAATTTCCAATTGAACGGTTGTACCCGTTCCCGTGATCGATGCCGCGGCGGTGCTGACCAATGGCAACACCCATGAACACCCGCGCAAATCGAAACCGCAACCAATCGCCAAATTGGTTCCGCTGATTTCGCCGTTCACGTCGGTGTATTTGTACACCGAATCCCTGATGTTGTTTGTTCCGTCGATACCGTAACTTGTGCCAACGGTACTCATGGTCACCGAATCCAACCGCATGAATCGCATCGTACCATCGTTGGCGAATGCGCCCGTTGACTCGGTGTATCCTGATTCCGGTCCCCAAACCCCATACAACGAAACCGCGGGCGCGGTGGTGATTCCGGTGATACCGACCGAATATCGAAGGCGCGTCAACACGCGGTTTGCCCACGGTGGCACTCTGCACGGTTTCACGTTGCTGTTGGAATACGTCGCGGGTGTGCGCAACACGGTTGATGTTTCCGCGGTTGCGGTCAAATCTGAATTGACAACAACCCAATCCGTTTGAGCGTATCCCGCATAGCACACCGGGCCGCCCGTTATGTTCCCACCAATTCGCACGCCCGCGCCCATGTGATTCCCCTTGTTGCGATGTCAAACGTTCAACAAAACCCGTGCCGCGATTTTCACCGCGGCAACGGGCGAAAGAAAGGGAAGAGATTACGGAATCAATTGTTCATCAATACCGCGTTCCGTTGCGGATGTCGGCGTAACTTCCGCACGGGTCAGGATACCGATTGCGGAAATCAACGTTGCACCCGCGCCACCCGTGGCAACAACCGAAATGTATCGCTTGCGTTTGCGCAGATCGACGAACGCAACCAACACATCATTATCACCACCCGCGGCAGTCGGCGCGGTGAATGAACCGCCCGTGAAATCCGCTTCCGATGCGGCGGACGTGTCAGATTCCTGCAACTTCAACGCGGTCATGTTGGCCGCGACATTGCCCAATTGAACGATCACGGTCAGATAATCAAACCCCAACGTATCAACCTCAACATCCGTTGCGGTTGCGCCGTTGGTGTCGATTGGAACAATCATCTTTTGAAACTTGGCATTTTGCAAAACAATCATGGCTGAAATCCTTTCGACAATTACGATGTTGCCAAACAAACAACCGCGCCCGGAATGCGTGCCGATGCCGTCGCGGATGCGTTCCCGACATCGTGAACGGTGACACCGAAACGGTTGACACCACGAAACGCGGTGGTATCGGATTGGAACCCAACGGATGCATCCGTGGCAATTTGCATTCCGCCACCGACCTGAATCGCCTTTGCCGCAAGGTTGAACGCGCCGTACAACGCGCAAATTTGCGTCCCGGCGGTGATGCGCGGCATGACCTGCGAGAATACAACGGGAGCGCCAAGGAAAATCTGTTGGCGGATTCCGTTTGCAATTTCAATCGCCGTGACACCACCCGCGGCCAATGCAAGGCGCGCCATCACGTTCCAATAGAATTCCTTATGAACAACCCACACCGGGTTTGCCGAATCGACATAGGAAGGCGCGCGGCCAACCACCGCTTCAAAATCGGCCAACGTCAACGCGGAATAGGATGAACCTGAACCAACAACATATCCGGCGATTTGCGACACCGTTCCCGAAAGACTTGCAATCTTCGAACGGAATCCGGTGTGGCCGCCATACGTTGACGTGCCGTCACCGTTGAACACCGCCTCATCTTCTTTGTCGGCCATGGCGTACGCGTGTTCACGCGCCACGAAATCCGCGAACGAAATCGCGGAATCGTTCAACAATTCGTTGGACACGGTGGTAAACGCGGTCATCTTATTTGCGACAACCTGCACGTTGTTCAACGTCGGATCGGATGCGGTGATTGAACCCGCTTCACCCGGCCAATACACCGTCACTCCACCCGTGCGCCGCGGCATTTGCACAACGTCCGATCCCACGGTCATCACGTCCAACACCTGACGCGCCGCGCCGCGGACTTCGCGCAAATCGATCAATTGCGGCACAAAGATATCGGGAACCACCGCACCGCCAAGGGTGTTCGTGGTGGTGATTCCGGCCTTCGCAACAATCGCGCGATCTTCCGCGGTGGCAACCTGCGGCATGATTGCGGTCTTGACCCACGCGCCGAACAATTCGGCATCGTCGGCGCATGCGAACGCGGTACGCTTCGGCCCGGCATAATCGCGGCCCGATTTGGCCTCCCGATCATACTTTTTACGAACAGCATTTCCAATGGCAAACGTCGCGGGCGCGTTGTCCGCGTCATTCATCGTGGCGGTGTGAACAGCCGCCGCGCCGCGGGCGCGTGACTTCATGCGTTCAACCTCACCCGCGATTTCGTCCACGCGTTCATCAACCACGTTGATTTCACGCACAGGACGCGCCTTGTGTGCTTCGATCACATCAACGGTGTTGCCGTTGTGTTTGATCACGATATTGTTCGTTTTCACGAACGCGGCAACCGCGGCGGCATCATCCGTTGCCCCGGTGTACCCTTCGGCGGCAACCGCCTTCACAATCATGTTCCAATTCATTGGTGCAACCCTCAACACGTTTCATGTTCGCGCCGGGTTGCGGTTGCCGTCGGAACACTCGGACGACAACGGGTGACGGGGCCAACGTTTCAAATGATAATCATGGTTTTCGGTGGTGCAACGTCCGCGCCTTGTGGCGTGAAATCGGATTGGCACGCACCGTTCATCGGCATTGCGGTGTAGGAAACCTCCAACAACCGCCATTGGCGGTGAATCATCCGCGCATCAGGGAACGCCTTTTGTTCATCCGCGGTAGGCGGCCCATAATCCACCGCTTCGAATCCGATTGATTGCCCGATGTTGCCCGCACGCGCCAACGCCTCAATTTGGTTGCGCAACGGGTTGTCCGGGTTTTGAATCAACACCGATTCAACGATGACACCCGACGTGTCAACGATCATGTTGCGCAGTTTGCCAACCGCGCTCATGGCGTTGTATTCGTGATCAACGAACAACGTGCGGTTTTGTTTGAAGTATTCCGCATTTATGCCGCGCGGCAACACTACGTCACCCTCCAAATCCACCGTTGGCCGTGTGGCATAGGCGCGGATTTGCGTTGGTTTGTCCGCGGGTGTTGGCACGATGTACCCGCCAACGTCCGCGGTTGATTTCATGAACAGCCGACCGGATTTGAAAAGGCGGTAGTGTTTGCGCGCCAATCGATCAAACGCCAACGCCGCAAATTCGTTCATTGTCATTGTTTCATTCCTCATCAATCCGAACCGTTCCGCAACGGCAACGCGGATGAATTTCCGCCGCAACATTCACGTTCATTCCCATCACATAGGATTTGCCGTCGGTTCCCATGATGACATCACCCGCCGCGAAAAACGGTTGACCAATCGGAACCGTCTTGCCCGCCAACGCGTTGTTTGCGCCTTCGCACAATCCGCACGGATTGCCCGAAAGATTCCACGCCTTGCCCGTGATTCCAACCTCTTCCGATTGTTTGATTGCGCCGTGTTGATATGCCCGCGGTGTTTCGGTGTTGGCAATCAAATTGGCGCGCGTTTCGGACATGTTATCGACGCGTTCCAACAAACGCGCCTGAATTTCGGCGCGTGTTTCGCCCGCCTCGATGCCCCGGCTGATTTCGGTTTGCAATTGGTTTTTCATGGTGTCCGTGACATCACGCACCAATCGGAAATTGTATTGTTCAACGTATTGGCGCGCCGCGTCCGATTGCAAAGGCGCAACATCCGTGATGCGCATGGATTGCAACGCCTCGGTTGCGCCGCGGTTGAATGCCGCCTCAATGCCAACGCGCATGGCCTGTCCCAATTGTTGCCGGGACAAATCGTCGATTGTCAACACCATGTCCGCGCCGATATTCCGCACCTGCTCGGCCAACGATGTTTCAACCCATGTTTTGATTGCATCACGGATCCGCGCCGCCACCGCATCATCGGTGTTATCAATGTCCGCCTTGGTCACACAACCGCACGCGGGGCCGTCCCATTCCCAACGCGGAACCGTCACCGATTTGTTTTCGGTTTCGTCCGCATCCGTCATTCCGTCGCGCATCAACGGACGCAACAACCGCGCCAATTGCGCCAATTCTTCCGGGGTCAATTCCGATGGCGGTTTCATCTTTCCATGTTCGCCGGATTCGTTCGCCGGATCCGTCGCCCATTCGCCGCGTTCCTGCGTTTGATTCGCCTTCTCTTCCGCCGCATCAATTGCCGTGGCCATTTCGTTTGCCCAATCGCGGCCCGCGTCACCGCCCCACAATTCCCATGCAATCCGCCCGGCGGATGGGAACCCGGGTTCACCATCGTTGAACCCTTCCGCCTGTTTATCGATTTCGTGCCGCGCGAAATACGAAACCATGCGCCCGATGGTGTCCGCGGACAACGTGCGCCCGTTCATCAAATCGCGCGCACGCGCCACGCCAACCGGCGTTCCGCCGCGCCCGTATTCTTCGCGCCATGCCAACCCCTGCGCCGCGGCATCACGCACCGCCGCGGGCGGGGTCAAATCCGGCAACGCTTTGTTTTCATGTTCGGCACCGCCGCACGAATCCGTTTCGTGCATGCCGATTCCCGTTCCGCACGCGCGTTGCCAACGGACACGCGCACCGCTTTTTGTTGTTTCATTTGCTGCAACCTCCTGAGTGAAACGCGCCAACGGATCAAACACCGCATCCAAAACCGCCGCGTCAACGGTTGGGAATGCCGCTCCCGCAATCGCCCGCGCCGATTGCATTGGCAATTCACCATTGGCAACCGACGTGACCAACCCCGCCAACGCCTCAACCTGCGCGCCATTCAACGCGGTTGCCGCGACATCAACACCGCCCGCCGCGGCCACAATCGTTGCATCAACAGCCGGGGCCGCGGTCATCGGTTCGCCGTTGCCTGATTCCGGCGCGGCATCTTCCGCGGGTGTTGCCAATTCGGATTCCGCGACGTCTACCGATTCCGATTCCGTTTCGGTTTGCGCCGCGGGTAACTCGGATTCCTCAACGTCAACCGAATCCGATTGCGCACGCATGCGCGGTGGCAAATACAAAACGCGGCGGTATTCATCTTCGGACACAACGCCCGCGGTATATGCCGCGTTCATGATTTGCGCCTCAATCTGTTGATCCTCAATGTCCGGGTTTTCGTAGCCGAACCACATGTCACCGGGTTGTTCACCGAACATCGGCAACAGGAAAACCGTCAAATCTTCCGCAACGCGGCGCATGCGTTTATAACACGAACGCATCAACAAACGTTCGCCGATTTTCGCGCCCGCCAAATTCGCATCGTTCAATTTCCAAATGGCCTCCGGAATTCCCGCGGCGCGATATATCGCCTTTTCCGCCTGTTCAATTCCGGTGATGTATCCCATTTCGTGCGCCTTCGCGGATGCCTGCACCATTTCCGCGTCACGAATGATCAACGCACGGCCCGCCGCAAACGGGCCGGATTTGGCACGCAATGCCGCCTCCGCCTGTTTCATTTGCGCATCCGTGTAGGTTGACGGCACGGACAAAATGAACCCCGGTTGGCCCGCGTTTTTCCACCGTTGAACCTCCGTGACCAACGCCGCGTTTTCCGCATCGGCGTATTGCTCAACCGACGACAACCACGAAACGCCATCCCACGGGCGGAACGGGTCACGTTGATACGGTGAAAAGATAACCTGATCCGCGGGAACCGTGATGATGCCCGACGTTTCGCGCCCGTATCGGTATCCCTCAATGAACGTTTCACGCGACAAAATCGGTTGTGTGAATTGCGGGTGCAGGATATACAAACCCGCGGGGCCGTCGCGCGTTTGTTCGCCCGTCCAAACGTAGCACTTGCCCGCGGTTTCACGGTACCAATACAACATCGTCAGGAAATCGGATGCGGTTGTGACGGGATCCGGATCGGCCAACAATTGCAACGCCGGGTGATCAATGACTTCCTCAATGCGTTCAGCCGATTCCGCCATGTTCGCGGCCTTGGCGGTTGGCCGCATGCCCGCGGTTTTGCCGCGCAGGAAATCCGCGGTTCGCGGTGACACATCACGCGCCGATTTCACCAATCGACCGCGCCCGGCGCGACGGTACAAACGCAACGGTTGTGATGCGCATTCGGTCGCAATGATTGATGCCGCGTTGTATATCGACCCGGCGACGCCGCGGGCAACGCGGTTGAAATCAACCTGATTCACCGCGGATACGGATTGCGCCGCGTGTTCCTCACCGTATCGAATTGATGCCGCGGTGTATCCCGCATCCGTTTCGGTTGGTTCGCGTTTGCGGGCCTTGAAGATATCAAACAACCCCATTGTGTCACCCCGTCGCGGTTGTCCGCGGTTCACCATTCAATGACGCCAATATATGATCCGCCCGCCGTGTTGCAATCAATGCCCATGATGGCATAGCGCAACGCGTCCATTCCGTGGTTGTCGCGGTCTACGGGCATGTCACGCACCGCGCCATCCCGCCGCGTTGCCCACACATAGGAATCAAATTCATCCCGTGTGGATGTTGGCCGCCGCGATTGTTCCAACCGTCGGTCACGTTCAACCAATGCGGAACGCAACACAAACAATCCGGGCCGCCCATTCGCACGCACTCGGATCCGCGCACGCACCGCGTCCAACCCCGCGTCAATATCCTTTTGCGCCGGGGTTGTGAACACGCCATGGCGGTGCAATGTTTCGCGGTCTTCCCGATCATGATCGGCCACGGTGAATTCGTATTGTTCCGCGCCGGACAACGCGACGATGGCGCGCGCGTGATCTTCAACCAATCGCCCGGACATGTATATTTCACGGTACAAATACAACGATTCGCCGTCATCCGCAAACCACAAACACACAAACGGATCGTTGAACCCGAAATCAATCGCACGATATTTGCGCCACGATTCCCACCCGTCGGGCATTGCGTCGATGACATGCGCCGCCGCGTCGAATTCATCGTATACCACGCCCTCCGCGGAACACCATCGCCCGTCCAACAACCGCGCGCGACGGTGACCCGTCAACGCCTCCACCGATTGCATGAACCGCGCGCCGTCCGCGGTCAATGCGCCGTCAACCATGAAACGCGGATTGTCCGCAATGCGTGTGACGATGCGACGGAACCAACCCTGTTCGGCGCGGACGTTCAACCAATGGCGTTCCGCCGCGGGGTTGCAATCGCAAACCAATTGTTGCCACGGCATGCGCCCGGAACGCAACGCACGCAACAATTGTTCAATGTCGTTTTCCGTGCATTCGGTCGATTCAAATACGGTGACGGTATCGTATTCGGCGCTATACGTTCGTTCGGGCCGATCCAATCCGCCGACGACCACAACCGAACCGTTGGCATATCGGTAAGTTTCGCGGTTTTGTCGGCGCACGTTGCCGAACAAATGCATTGATGCTGAATGCACATCGCGTTCCCACGTCACCAACACGGATTCCGACATTGACGCGCGCGTTTTCCTGCAAATCAAATGACGCGAACCGGGGAATTCCCACGCCAACGCGTTGACGCGTTCCAATTCGTTTCGCGTTTTGCCCGTACCCGCGGGGCCTTCCACCAACACGCGCGGTTCGCGCGCCAACCACAACGCGCGGTGTGCGCCTGTTGGCCGGAATCGCGGCGCGTCATTCGTTGTTGTTGCCGTTGTCGCCGTCATCGAATGAATCCACCACCGTGTCAACAATCGCGATAAACCGCAATTTGTCCGATTTGGTTCGCCGATAAACCGCCCACCGTTTGCCGTGTGCCGCGACGTACAACCTGCAATCCGCGGGCAAACGAACCAACAACCCATCAACCGGACCGCCCAACAATTCCATGTCACGCGGCGCGGATTTCATTTGAACACGTCCGGCCCCAAACCCTCAATGTATTTGATCGGTGATTGCGCCGCGCTGTTGCCCTCCGTCGGCATGTCGGCGCGCGCGATTCGATCCGCCGCCACAACGCGTTCCAAGTTATGCCGCAACGCGGCCAACGCCAATTTCACCGCGGATGCCTGAATGCGCGGCGAATCCGCGCGCATCAATCGCGCAATCACAACGGGAATGGCCGCGGCCAATTCCGGCGGAACGGGAACACCGCGCGCGTGCATGTCATCCAATGCGGCAACAACCGCATTCACGTTCGCGCGTGTGTGCCTTCCGTCCGCGATTTCATCCGCCATGCGCATTCAACACCCCGCGTCCCATAATGGTGATTATGTAAAACACAACCGCAACCCTCAACCGCGGAACATTTCGCAAACCCGCGCCAACGCGTTCCCGTCGGCATCGTCATTCCCTGAATCTACAAACGGACCCAACCGGGCCGCGGCATCCAACGCGCCGCGCACCGCGTCCAATTGTTCGCGGGTCAATCGCACCGTGAACCGTTCCAATCCGTCCGCCGGATCCGCGGCGGAATCGTCCGCGGCCAACGGATCACCCTCAATGCCCGCCAACAACGATGCGATGTCCGCGTCATCGAAACCCGCATGGTTCGCGGCCTCAACGCCCAACGCGTCCAACGCATCCAACAGCGCGGCGGAATCCCATTCGGCCAATTCCGCCGTGCGATTGTCCGCGATTGCAAACGCCACCGCGGTTGAATCGGATTCATCGATGACCACCGCGGCCAAATGTGACCAACCCAACGCGGTGGCCGCGGCCAATCGTCCGTTCCCTGCGCGGACGATCAACCCGCCATCCGTCAGCCGTTGCGCCACAATCGGAACGCGTTGACCGAATACCCGCAACGATGTTGTGATGGCATCGATGTTGCGCGCGCCGTGCGTGCGCACGTTGCCCGGATCCGGCAACAGCGCGGCCAACGGTTGCAACATGTCGCGCAATTCCGACGGCCCAACCCACACCGTCCCCCCTATGCCCCCACCGGGCGCGGAGTTTGTTTCGCGTGTCGCGCTAATTTGCAAATTTGTATCGGTTCCGTTTGACATTCGCGTTTTGCCCACATAGGAAACCCACGTTTTGTTTGTTCCGTTGGTTTCCAAAACCGACAACCCGCGAACGGCAACAAACCCGAAACAACCACCAACACCACCGAATCAACCTGCGCGGCATGCGCCGCGATGAATCACCGTGGATGCGCGTTGACGCGTCACGATGTTCCGAAAACCTTCGCCCACAACGCCGCGATGACGGACACCACCGCGCCGCCCATGGCATACCACGCCCAATTCCGAACCGCGGTGTAGTCGTTGCGGATTTGTTCAACGTGCTGTTCAACGTTCCGCATGCGCAACACCAATCCGCGTTCCGGTTCCGATTCACCCGTGATGATGCGGCGCACGGTTTCAATGTCCGATGTCATTCGCCGTTGTGCATCTTGCCCAAGGGTTTGGGTCATTTGAATTTCGTTCAACGTCCGTTGCATTGCCGCAACCGCCCGCGCCAAATCGTTTTCGTTCATCGGTCACCGTCCACATCGTCAATGTATTTGCCGCGCATCAAATGCGCGACGTGAACCGCGGCGATGATGACAAAACACCCCGCAATCACGAACGCCAAAGGGATGAACACCGCATCCAACATCACGAATTTTGCACCCGGTCAACCAGGTTGACACCATCCGCGCCCATCCAATCGGACAACAATTTGCCGTGTTCCTTGAACGCCGCGGCCACCGCGGGGTTTTGTTGTTTCAACACGTCGATTGCATCGATGACGCGCGCCGCGGCGGTCATCGTCGATGCCGCGTCCCGTTTGCCCTTCAATCCGAACACCAAACCGCCCGCGCCAATCAACGCGGATGCCAAACCACCGACCGGCCCGAACAACCCGCCGATTGATTCCGCCGTGCCGACGATGGCGGTTGCCCATTCCTGACGGTTGCGGATATCCGCCAACGCGGATTCAATCGCCGCGTGCCGTTCGGCGCGTTTGGTTTCGATGTCGGCCATCCGCGCATTTGCCGCGGTGACGATGGCCGCGAATGTCGCGTCCGCGTCCGATTGCTGTTGTTCCAATTCCGCCGCAACGGTTCGCAGTTTGGTTTGTGCTTCACCCTCAATTTGCGCCGCGGCCATGTCAAACGCGCGTTTGGCCCGGGCGCGTGTCGCCTCCGCGGTTCGTTGCGCCGATTCCAATTCCCGTTTGATCGTGGATTCGGATTGTTTGTCCGCGGCATCCGCGGCGCGTGATTCCTGCGCCAATTGTTCCGCGTTGACTTCGCGCCCGGTGATCGGTGATTGCGTTTTGAACCAACCGCAACCACCAACGGTGGCGGCAATTGCGATGACGATTGCGCGTGCAATGTGCTTTTGCATGCGCCGAATATATCGCCGCGGAACGCGATTGCACGCCCGCGGTTTTCGTTCGCATTGCGCCGCGGTGTTGTTCCTATCTTGTGCCGTCGCGATTGTGTTACGCTGTTGGCGTAACATTTTTCGTACAACCGCGTTACCTACAACAGAGAAAGAATATGTTGATGATGTTGTGCGCATGCGCGCAATGGCAAACCGCAACCCGGCGGAATCGATCCGCCGCGGGTTGTTCGTGTTGGTTGTGGTGTTGATATTTGTTGCGGATTGTGTCTCAACCCGCGACGATGCGCCACGAACCGCCGCGGATGTCAACCCTACCGACGGCATAGGCGCGGCGGTAGGATGCAACCGAACGGATTTGCGGGCGGTTTGCGGGCAAATTGTGGACAACGGTACGGTTTGCACGAACCCAACCCGAACGGAATGCAATTCCGTTGCGATTTGTTGCAAATGCGTTGAAGTCTGTTGACATTTGTTGCCGATGATGGTACCATCATTCACCGGCGCGAATAGGCGCGCCGACGAAACGAAATGGAATACAAATGCAAACCTTTCAGAATATCACCAACAGCGGAACAATCCGAATCGACGCATTGGGCGCGATTCATTGCAAACGGGGAATTGTCGCCCGGGTATTTGCCACCGACATTGACCGCGCGATCTACACCCTTCGCGGTGTCAAATTCCCGCGCGGCACTCACAACGCGCGAAATGTGTTCCGCGATGACATTCGCAACCGATTGTTGAAAGCGGGCATTCCGATTCGTTTCTTTCGGAATGACGATGCCGAATGAATCAACCAACGAAAGGGAAGACCATGAACAGCACGAAACGGATTGCATTGATGTTCGCGGCCTGCGCGGTCACAACCGCCGCGGCATTTGCGGGGCCGCGCCCGCCCGCGTTGACGGATTCGCTTTTGGATGCCATCCGCCAGGTTGAATCGGGCGGTGATGATTCAGCGGTGGGTGACGGTGGGCGCGCAATCGGCCCGTATCAAATCCACCGCGCCTATTGGGTTGATGCATGCGCCGCGGATCCGTCTTTGAAATCGGGAACCTATGCCGATTGTTTCGATCCGGCCTATTCGCGCCGCGTTGTTGTGGCGTATTTGTCGCGGTACGGGCGCGGTTGCACCGCCGCGCAATTGGCGCGGATTCACAATGGCGGGCCGCGCGGTCACCGCAAATCCGCCACGGTGGAGTATGCCGAAAAGGTTTTGGAGGCGATGAAATAAACGTGGGCCGCGTTGACCCGCGCCGGATCGGTGTTGCCTCCGTCGATCAGAAAACACCGAAACGGCATGCGCCAACGCATGGGAAAGGGTTTTGAATGAATGACAACGTGAACAACACCGAACCGAAACCACCCGCACCCGATACCGTTCCAATTGAACGGTTGGTGGATGATATTTTGGGGGTTCAATGGCGCAAACCGGACGCGCACCCACAAACGCAAATCCTCCAAATATTGATCGGGCGCGCCGTCACAAATTTGGTAATTGCGCACCAAACCAATTCCAACGCGGAACGGTTTGACGCAATCGCGCGCGCACACGCCATCATCACGCGTTTGGCGGTGGAGGGTCACCGATGAAACCAACCGGGCAAATCTTGGAATGTTCCGAATCGGAATACCGCGCAATTCGCGCCGCGAATTATTCCACGTTGAAACACGCCAACCGTTCCGCCGCGCACATGTTGGCGGCAATGTCGCCGCGTGAGGCAACGCCCGCGATGTTGTTGGGTTCATTGGTTGACGCAATGCTGTTCAGCCCCGCGGATTTGGCATTGCGTTTCGTCGCCGCGCCCGATGTTGATCGGCGCACGAAGGCGGGCCGCGAACAATGGGACGCGTTCAACGCGGGGTTGTCGGACGGTTGCCGCGCCATCGATTCCGAAACATGGGAAAAGGCGCAACGCATGGTTGACGCAATCCGCACCAATCGCACCGCGCGCGCGTTGTTGAATAGTCACCGATACCAAACGCCAATGGTGTGGGTTGATCCGGATACGGGCGTGCGTTGCAAGGCAATGGCGGATTCCGTGTTGCCCGGTGTGACGGTGACGGATTTGAAAACGACCACCTGCGCGGATGCGCGCGAATTTGCACGCGCCGCGGCATCGATGGCGTACCACATGCAAGCGGCGTTTTATTGCGACGGATGGCGCGAATGCACCGGGGAGGAATTACCATACACATTCATTGCCGTTGAATCCGTGGAACCACATGCCGTCGCGGTGTATCGGTTGGACGATGCCGCGATTGACGCGGGCCGCGCACGATACAAATCCGCATTGCAAATGTTCGCGGAATGCACGCGGTCCGGTTTGTGGCCCGGATATTCCGATCATTTGCAAACGTTGGAATTGCCGCGTTGGGCCTTGGGCGGGGCCGTCACAATCGGGGTTGATGATCACCCGTTTTGAATGCTTCACATCGTCACCGCGGAAACGCGTTGATGATGTTTGCGGCAACGTCGCCGCGGAAAGGGAATGCAATGAATGACAATGCGAAACGTGCGGGCAACAAACCCGCGAAACCCTCACCGGACATGTTCACGGAACCCGCGGTGCAACCGCGAGCGACAACGCAACCGCCCGCACCTGCTGAAATTGACCGGATATTCGCCGCGGCGGATGCCGTTGCGGAAACCGCTTCAATCGATCAAACGGAATCGACTGCGCAACCTGCTGTTGATGTTCCGGTGACCATCGAAACAACAAACGAATTCCGCGCACCGACCGCGGCCCGCGGCGCAATCGTTGCGCACGATGGTTCATCGGTGTTGGCCGCGCCGGACACATCGCCGCGCATTGTCAACGGTGGCGTTGTGTGCGCATCGATGCGCGACGTGATGAACATGGCGCGCCATTATATCCGCGGCGCAATGGTTCCCCGCGGTTTGGATGGGCGTTCACAAATCGAAACCGAATCACGCGTTGCCATTGCGATTGAATTCGGTTTGAACCTTGGCCTGACCCCGCTCCAATCCCTGCAATCGGTAATGGTCACCAATGGCCGCCCATGTTTGTGGGGTGATGCGCCCATGGCGTTGGTGTCGCAACACAAGGCTTTTGAGGGAACAAAAACGGAATGGGCGGGCGACGGTGACAAATTCGGGTGTACGTTCACCGTGTTCCGTTTGGTCAAAAACAAATCGGTTCCGCACGCATGGACATTCACCATTGAAGATGCGAAACGCGCCGGGTTGTGGGGGAAAACGGGGCCGTGGTCAACCAACCCCAAACGTATGTTGATGATTCGCGCGCGTGCGTTCGCGTTGCGTGATGCGTTCCCTGACGCGTTGCGCGGTTCCGGCATCGCGGAGGAAATGGACGACATCCAACCCGCGACGGACAAAACCGCCGCATTGCAATCGCGCCTTGAATCCGTGGGGGTGTCGCGTGCCGTGGATCAAAATGAGGGTTGAATTGGTCACCGCGCCGCAAATCATGGCAATTGCAAACGCGTGCAAATGTCACCCGTTGCATGCCGTCGGTGGTTGTTTCGCGTTGTGGGCATTGGCCGACACGCACACCACCGACGGCAACCTGCCCGGATATTCCGCGGATTGGTTGAATGCGCATGTTGGCATCAACGGATTCGCCGCGGCATGTGTGCGTGTTGGGTGGTTGGCGGTGACGGATGACGGTTTGCAGGTTCCGCGATTCGATGAACACAACAGCGAAACCGCGAAATCACGCGCACAATCCGCATTGCGGGTTGCACGCAAACGCGCCGCGGGCAAATCGGTTGCGGCAATCGATGCGCCACCGCCAACACCCGAAATGGTTTCGTGGGCTGCGGCGCAATCCAAACGCCCGGATTGGTTGCCCGAAACCAAACCGTGGATTGACTCGGACACATGGTTGGCGTTGGCGCGGGAATGTCCCGCGTTGACCGCGGATGCGTTCCAAAAAATCATCCAATCGGCGCGACGTTCGCGGAACACATTGGACAACCCCGCGGGTTTCATCATTGCCAAAATTCGTGAACACGTTGGCCCGGTTTGACGGGCGGAAAGGTTTGTTGTATGTTGACAATGGAAAGGGAACAAATGAATTGCGATGTGATTGCCAACGAAATCTTGGCGCGCGTGCTGTTGATGACGGGATACGAACGGGCGGTGTTGGCCGCGGATCGATCACCCGGCAACGTTCGCGCCCGTGCGCAAATCGTCGCGTTGATGCGTGCGTGCGTTCACCCGCAATGCGCACAATTATCGTTGCGGAGGATTGGCGCGGTGTGCGGAATGGATGTTGCATCCGTCCGCAAACGAATCGCGGCAACGGAACCCGTTGCGCAATGGTCATTCCGGGAGGCGGTGGCCAATGGGTGACGATTTGTTTTCGTTGGCCGCGGCGCGTGCGGCGCGTGATGTCGGTATTGAACGTGCGGCAAAAGCGGCGGCCAATTGCCAATTGATGAACGCGGCGTTTGATGTGTTGTGGGATTTGATCCACAAACAACCCACCATCACATCGGACGACGTTTGGCGCGTGTTGCAATCGCAGGGAATGCCATCGGGAAACAAAAAGGCGTTGGGCGTTGTGTTCAAGGATGCCCGCCGCGCCGGGTTGATTGAACCAACCGAACGGTTCGTGACATCGGAACGGGCAATAGCACACGGACACCCGATCCGGGTTTGGGCATCGAAACGATTTGAAGAAAGGGTTTCACAATGACAATGGAAATGCGTTTGTTGGCGGTGTTGTTTTGGTTCCTGTTGTGGGTTTGCATTGGCGCAACGGGCGGACACAAACACGGGCGCGCCACGTTGGGCGCGTTGGTTGGTTTGATGTTGGGGCCGTTCGTGTTGTTTCTATTCTTTTGGCCGCGCGGGAACAATGAATGAAAGGGAATGCGATGACAACGGACGAACAAACGGAATTGAATTTGGCTTGGCGCACGTTGGTTGAGGCGGTTGGATTGGATCCGGCAACGGTTCCGACGTTGCACAATCGCGGTTTGTTGAATGTGCAATCGGTGGAGGCAATCACCGCGGTTGCAAATGCGGTGATTGAAAACAACCGCCAATGCATGATTGATCAACATTTGGTCAGCCCGTTCAACGCGATGGCCGACGAAATCAAATCGTGGCGTTTTCACTCGCACGTTGAAACTGACGGGCAATCCGTCCGGTATGTGTTCCCGGTTGGCAATGCACGCCAATTGGCCGCGGCCCAACGCGCCACGAATCAATCGGGCGCGTTGACGAAATCACGAAACGACACCGCGAACAAATTGCGTGAATTGGAATTGTTGGTGTCGGTGATGCGTGACGAAATCAAATCGTGGCGCGCTACAAACGAACAACACGATTTGATTGGGAACACTTTGGATGCGAACGCATGGAATTCGTTGTTGACGACAATGGCGGCAACCGATTCCATCAACGCATTGGAGGATGAGCGATGAGCGAAGAAAGCGACGAGCGATTTTATGATCTCGAAGATTATCGAATGACTCTTGAAGAGTTGGACGAGTTGCGTAAGCAGTACGAACGCTTGCGCTAT